GCGGCACGTTCCGGGAGCTGTTCCAGAACACCCGCCGCCGTGAGGGCCGCGACCGTCGCGCCAGGAGTTTGCAGGGATGGTAGACACCTTCGACAACTCCTTGATGAGCATGTTCGCCGGCGGGAGCCCTGACGCCTCGGCTGATTCCGACATCAATTCCGACACCGGCAAGCCCAACACCATCCCGCGCAACCGCCCCGACCCACCCGATCGGCGCAAGCGCCTGGTCAGCAGCTGGACCGAGCGGGTCAAGAAGGCCAAGCGGTTCTGGAAGCCGGCCTTCACCCGCATGCGCGAGGACCAGGAGTTCTGCTTCGGCAAGCAGTGGTCCAAGGACAGCCAGGACGCGCGCTACGTCGCCAATCTGACGCTGCGCCTGGTCGCCCAGAAAACCGCATTCCTCTATGCGAAAAACCCCAAGGCGGTGGCCAAGAAGCGCAAGCGGCTGAACGCCACCTCCTGGGACGAGAGCCAGACCACGCTCAACCAGCTCATGCAGTCCGGGGCCATGATGATGGGCCAGATGGGTGGTCCGCCCGGCATGGGCGGCCCGCCGGGGATGCCGCCCGGCATGGCCGGCGGCATGCTCAACCAGGCCGCCGGTGCGGTGTCCGGCATGATGCCGACCGCCACCCAACAGCCGCCCGACATCAACATGATGATGGCCGGCGGGATGCCCAGCCCGCCGCCGTCGATGGCACCCTCGTCCGCCATCAACCAGATCTCCGGCCAGATGGGCGCTGCCATGGGCGGTGCCACGATGCCTGGAATGGGCGCTGGGCCGATACCGGGGGAGATGCAGCAACCACCCGGCCTCGGCGATCAGCTCGGCCAGGCTGCTGCCGGTGCGATCGCCGGCGGCATGCCTGGCGGGCCGAGCCCCTTGGCGGCACAGGCGGTCGGCAGCGGCATCGACATCATGATGGACGCCGCGCGCGTCAAGAACGAGAACATCATGATGGACAAGCTCGCGCAGACGCTGGAGCTGCTCTACGCCTACGAGGTCGATAACCAGCCGCACCCGTTCAAGGGCATGCTGAAGATGACAGTCAGAAGGGCTGTCACCAACGGCGTGGCCTACGTCAAGCTCGGTTACGAGCGCGTGATGCAGCAGCGGCCGGATCTGGAGAAAGGCATCGCGGACGCTAGTGAGAAGCTCGCCACGCTTGAGCGACTTGCCGCCGACGCGGCCGATAACATCACCGACGAGAACGATTTCGAAGCGGAGCAGACCAAGCTCTTGTTGCAGGATCTGATGCAGCAGAAGGGCGCGGTGGTGCGTGAAGGTCTTACCTTCGATTACCCTCTATCCACGCGCATCATCCCCGACGTGAAGTGCATCGACATCAAGAACTGGGTCGCCGCCGACTGGGTCGCTGAAGAGTATCTGATGTCCACCTCCGAGATCGAAGAGATCTACGGCGTGGACGTGCGCGGACACTGCAACGAATATGGCACCTCCGACGACGGCGCGATGTCGTTCTCGGCCGAGGACCACCACAACTCCACTGGCAAGTGGAACGACAGCGAGCGCGACGACAAGAACGCGCTGGTGTGGGAGGTCTACAACCGCAAGGACGGGTTGGTTTACACGATCTGCGACGGCTACCCGGAGTTCCTGCGCGAGCCGGCATCACCTGAAGTCTACAACGAACGCTTCTATCCCTGGTACGCGCTGATGTTCAACGGCATCGAGGACGAGAAGGAGCTGTACCCTCCGTCTGATGTGCGACTTATGCGTGATATGCAGCTTGAGTATAACCGCTGCCGTGAAGGCCTGAAGGAGCAGCGCATCGCCGGTCGGCCGTTTATTGGGGTCGTCGCCGGCGCGATGGACGAGGAAGATCTCGACAAGATCACCAACCGCGCGGCCAATGCGGTGATCGAGCTGAACGCCTTGCAGCCGAATCAGGACATCAAGCAACTGCTCCAGGCCTACGCCGGCGCGGGCATCGACCCGAACCTCTATGAGGTGAACCCGGTCTACGAAGACATTCTTAGAACAACCGGCATCCAGGAAGCGAACCTGGGTGGCACATCAAACACCACCGCCACCCAGGCCCAGATCGCCGAGGGCTCGCGCATGACCAGCATGGGCAGCAACATCGACGACCTTAATGACCTCTTAACCCAGCTCGCCCGCAACGGTGGCCAGATCCTGCTGCGCGAGATGAGCCAGGAGCGGGTCAAGAAAGTGGTCGGCCAGGGCGCTGTCTGGCCGATGAATGCCGAGGCGCAGGACATCGCCAACGAGATCCTGCTTGAGATCGAGGCCGGCAGCATGGGCCGGCCGAACCAGGCGCAGGAGATCGCCAATGCCCAGCGTCTTTACCCGCTGCTCATACAGCTCCCTGGTATCGATCCTGAATTTCTCGCTAAGGATGTACTTCGTAGGCTTGATGATCGACTTGACCTTACGGAGGCATTCAAGAGCGCCCTTCCGTCTATTGTCGCGATGAACGGGATGGTGACCGGCGGTGGTGCCGCCGGGCCGACTGCACCCGGCGCGGGTGCCGGACCTGGCGCGATGATGGGGCCCCAGGGTGCCGTCAACGCGCCGGGGCAGAGCCCGCCCCCGCCCGGCGGGCCGCCGGACGCGGGCACCACCCTGGAAGGCACCATGCCCGGTCGGCCGCATCCGATGCCGCAGCAGGTCAAGATGCCGGCCATGCCGGGATGACACGCCAGAAAATCTGGCGTATTTGTCAACTGATGGTGCCGACCGGCACCGGGAGAACAAGATATGGCTGAAGTCATCGAGCGGGAACTTGCTTCCGAGCTTGCTCCGCTTGAACCAGCGCCTTCGCCAGGCGCGACCGACGACCAGGCATCCTCGTCAGGTGCAGACCAGGGCGAAACCAGAGAGAGTCTTCTTGAAGCCGTCCAGCGCGCAGTGCCTGAGCTGCGTCGTGACGCCGAAGAAGATGCCGATGGTTCCGATGGGGCTTCGCCAGCCCAAGTCGCGAGGAACAGGTCCGACGACGATCCTGATCTCCCCGACGAGGTTACGCAGGCCGAGCTAGCCAAATATTCCAAGAGCGCGACGCAACGCATCAAGAAGCTGAACGCACAGCGGCAGAAGTCCGCCGCTGACGTTCAGCGTCTGACGCAGCGTCTATCGGCGATCGAGTCGAGCGCGAATGCTGCTGACCAGGTCACCAAGTATCTTAACGACCACGATATCAGTCGCGAAGATTTCTTGTTCGTCCTGGAGATGGCCGCAGCGATGCGCCAGGGCGACTTCCCCAGGTTTCATGCGGGCGTGAAGCCCTACATGCGGCTGGCGGAAGAGTACCTTGGCATCACGCTGCCCAATGACCTGCAAGAGCGGGTCAACCAGGGGCACATGACGACCCAGGCCGCGGCCTTGTTCTCGCGAGAGCGCATGGACCGGGCAATGGCGCAGACAAATGCGCAGCGCCAGCAGTTGGCGTTGCAGCAGCACCAGGTGGCGTCAACCCAGCAGCAGCAGCAGTGGCAAAAGGAAAACCTGGCGGTTCGCGTGCGTGACACTGTCGATGCATGGGAGGCCAAGATTGCGCGATCGGACCCGGACTACGCGGCGAAGAAACCCGCTGTTCAGAACACAATGTGGGCCGTCGTCCGCGAGCAGGGCATTCCGCAATCGCCCGAGCATGCGGTGCAGATCGCCCAGGAGGCACTGCGCCGCGTCAACGCGCAGTACCGCGCCTGGGCACCTCAACGGCGGCCGACAATGCGAACTCCGAGCAGCACCGGACGAACCGCCGGCGTATCCTCGGAGCCGACATCGCTGCTGGAAGCAGTCAGATTCGCGCGCGAAGGAGCGAGCCGGTAACCTCTCAGGGGTGACCGATGCCAACCTACACTGCACCGCTACTCAACCACATCACGACCGCTGCGCTCGACTACTGGATGAACAAGGGGACCGCCTTCAAGGAGGCGATTGCCGAGAAGCCGTTGCTCGCCATGATGGAGAGCAAGAAGAAGACCTTCCCCGGCGGCAAGGGCAATATCATCATCTCGGTCAAGGGCGACTACGGCAACACCGCAGCGCCTGGTACGGCCGACCAGGTCATCGGCTACCAGCTCGATGACGCGGTCACCTACTACACGCCGGCCAACCTCACGCAGGCGGTCTTCCCCTGGAAGGAAATGCACATCGGCATCACGCTCACCCACTCCGAGCTGAAGACCGATGGCATCACTGTGACCGACTCAGGCTCCGGCGATGACACCTCCGAGCACTCCGGCCGCGACGACACCGTCCTGGTCGGCCTCTTGCAGGACGCGCTGGAGGATGTCAGCGAGCAGTACGCCCGCGGCATGAACAACCTGCTGTGGACCAACGGCGCTGCCGACCCGAAGGCGCTCGCCGGCATGGCGGCGCTGGTCACCGACACGCCAGGCACCGGCATCGTCGCCGGCATCGATCGCGCCACCCGCACCTGGTGGCGTAACCGCGCCTACACCGCGGCGATGGGTACAGCGGTTGGAACGACCCCTGCGCTCGCGGCCTGGGGCGGCGGTCCGATCACGTCGGCAACCACCAACGGCGGCTCGCTGATCACGCTGCTCCAGAAGGAGTATCGCCAGCTTACCCGCTACGGCGGCAAGCCCAACACGGCGTTCTGTGGCAGTGACTGGCTCGGCGCGCTGGAGACAGAACTTCGCGCCAACGGCAACTACTCGATGCAGGGCTTTGCATCGGGCAAGGACATCTCGGTCGGCAAAATCTCGTATATGGGGACCGACTTCGAGTACGACCCGACCCTCGACCAGCTCGGCAAATCCAAGCGTTGCTACTGGTTCGATTCGCGGGACATCTACCTGGTGGCGATGCAGGACGAATGGCGTCACCAGCATTCACCGGACCGGGAGCCGACGAAGTACGTCATCTACCGGGCCATCACCTCGACCGGGCAGCTCTGTGCCCGCCGCCTTAACAGCGCGGTGGTTATGGATATTGCCTGATCGGAAGCCGGGGCGCGCGGAGGAGAGCCCACGCGCTCCGGCCTTCTTTCACAAGGATCAGCCATGACGAAGCAAGTTCAGTACTGCACCTGCAAGATCAATCTTGCCGGCCAGAATTGCCACACCGTGATCTACACCGAGCACAACCCGGTGACGTGGCCGGAGGTGCAGGTGCTGATGCAGTTGCACGGCGAAGAGAACGTCATGGACATCATGCCGTGCGGCGTCGGCGAGGTGTGGCCGACAGAAGAGAAGAACCGCCTCGCTGCCCTCTACGGCAAGCGGATCACCGAGACATGCTTCCCCGGCCGCGCCTTCCGCATGGACTACATGATGACCGAGGAGACGAACCTCCCGCATTATGAAGGCGGCACGCTGTCCACCAAGGTCGCGATGCCTGGCGCGCACAAGAATGGCGACGACGAGGACGACGGCGGCGAGGACGAGATCATCAAGGCAACAACGCAGCTGGACCCGATCTTCAAGCCCGGCCGTAACCGCCGCGCGGAAGCTAAACAGGAGGCCTGATGCCGCTCGGTGTCCCGCTGATCACGCTGCGAAGGGAGCTGCGTGCCGAAACCGGCACCAGCCTCAACCCGCTCCAGGGCACCCAGGCCCAGGAGACGATGGATATCATCATCGATCGCCAGCAGCGTGAACTGTGGGACGCTTACAACTGGCCGCACCTGGAGATCTGGCTGGACCTGTCGCTGGAGATCGAACAGTCACTTTACGACTACGCGCCTGGAATGATGTTCGAACAGATCCAGGAGATGTATGTGGCGACATCGTCCACCACCAACTGGCAGCGGCTGGAGTACGGGGTGAAGCCATGGGCGGTGCCACCGAGCGGCAACCGCGTCGGCACACCGTCACGTTGGCGCAACATCGCCACCGTGGACATGAGCGGCGCAACGCCCATCACAAATCCAGTGGGGCAATTCGAGCTGATCCCTGCGCCCAACACCGGCGATATGCTTCTTCGCCAGAAGGGCCAGGCCCCGGTCAACCCACTGGTCGCCGACAGCGACTTCTGCGTGATCGACAGCAAGGCCATCGTCCTGTTCGCCGCCGCCGAGATGCTGGCGGTGCAGAAGTCCGAAGGCGCGCCGATCAAATTGACCAAGGCGCAGAACTATCTGCGCAAGCTGTTGCAGGACCAGGGCGCGGACAAGCGGCAGAATTACAACATGGGCGGCAACCACCGCGGCGGCAACGACCCCGACAAGATGCGCCGGCGGGTGCCGTACATCGACTACGTCCCCGGCTGATCGGGGGGTCCAGGTGCCATATTTCACCGTTACCGATTTCGCCGCCGGGCTCGACCTGCGCCGCAGCGAGCTGACCGCGCCGGCCGGCACCATGCGCTCGCTGATCAACGCCCACATCACGCCGGGCGGTGAAATAGAAAAGCGCATGGCGTTCGTGCCGTTCTGGACCTGTGACCCCGCCACCAAAGGCTTGGTGTCGGTCGATCAGAAGCTCTACACCTTCGGCCCGAACGGCCCCTACAAGACAGAACCCAGCGGCGGCCAGGACAGCTGGACCATCGGCGTCCTCGGCCAGCAGACGCCTTCCATCTACGAGATCATCGACTACGACCTGTTCGACAACCAGGTGTTCGTCATCCTCTGGACCGACGCCGCCGGCAATGTCGTGCGCTGCTACAACGGCTCAAGCATCGTTGAGGCAAGAGGCTTCTACTGTCGCACTTACAAGACAAAAATCTACAGCGTCTCGACCACCGTGCTGTACTTCTCCAGCGTCGGCAATCCAGCGGACTGGGTCGGCACCGGCTCGGGATCGATCGACATGTCGCTCGGCGATTCCGACATGACGGACTGCCTGGCGCTGGAGGTCTACTACGACAAGCTGGCTGTCTTCTCCAAGACCGCCACGCAGCTCTGGGCGATCGATCCAGATCCGCTGAAGAACCAGTACACGCAGACACTGCGCGAGGCCGGCTCGATCGCCTGGCGCAGCGTGATGCAGTACGGCTCCGGCGACGTGATGTATCTCGCGCCGTCAGGCATCCGCTCCTTGCGCGCGAGAAACTCATCGCTCGCTGCCGCCGTGTCCGACATCGGCTCGCCGCTGGACCCTGTCATACAAGACCTGTTCCGCATCATGGGCGCGGACTGGATGAGCGGCACCATCTCGATCCTGCAACCAGTGACCGGCCGCTTCTGGATCATCTTCCCGGATCGCATCTATGTGCTATCCGCGTTTCCGGGACCGAAGATCACGGCCTGGTCGGAATATGCACCCGGCTTCGTCATCACCGCCGCAGCCGTCTACAACAACCATGTGGTCGTGCGCGACACAGACAACATCGTCTACGCCTATGGCGGCATCTCCGACGAGGGCCCGGTCTACGACGACAGCTATGTCGAGCTGGTCTTCCCGTTCCACGCCGGCACTGATGCTGCCACCTCCAAGACCTTCACCGCGCTGGATGCGACCTGCACCGGCGTGCCGTGGGATGTCTACATCGCGCTGAACCCGGAAGATCCTTTCGAGGAAGACTGGGTCGGCACCTTCGACGGCCCGACGTTTGCGCAAGGAAAGTTTGCGATACACGGCCACGCCACGCACATGTCGCTGCGGCTGCGTTCGCAGTCACCAGGCCCGCAGTTGCTGTCCAACATGATCGTGCATTACCAGGTCGCGGAGAGCGGATGATCGAGATCGTCGCTGCCGATGCCGGCCACATCCGCGCGGTGCTGGCGGCGCTGCGAGAGGTTGACGCCCGAGAAATGACCGCCTGCGCGATCGACCTCGACAAGCTGCCGGCCATCATCATGCGCCACAAGGTGTTCGCGTTCTGCGCCTGGGGCATGGAAGACGGCCCGGTCGCCATCTGGGGCATGGTGCAGCGCCGGCCCGGCGTGGGGGCCGGGTTCGCCTTCGGGACCGACCGCTGGGGGTCCGCCCTCCTCCCCATGCTGCGCCAGATCCGGGGTTTTGTGCTACCGTTCCTGGTGGCCTCGGACTATCACCGCGTCGAGGCCGCCGCTCTGGCTTACCGTTCTGATGTTGCAAACTTCATGGAGCTGATCGGAGCCGAAGCCGAAGGCACGCTTCAGGGTTACGGCACCGCCGGCGAAGACTTCATATCCTACCGATGGCTCGCCGATGAATATTGCCAACCGCGAACTGCCTTCGCCGAAGCGGACCATCCATACGCCTCACATTGAGGTGCGGATGGCGCAAGTCGGTGACGCAGAGAAGGTCACTGCCTTCCTGGAAGGATTCTTCCAGCGGTCGCGCTGGTCCGCCAACCTGACGTTCGATCCGGTCAAGACGCTCAACTACCTGCGGCGTGCCATTCACACCAACTACGCGCCTTACGTTCTCGCCTGGGATGGCGAGGCGATCGTCGGCTTGTGCAGCTATCATCTGTACGACGTGTTCACCAATCCGATCGCGGTGATGGACGAAACCTACGTCGATCCGAAGTACCGCTTCACTGACCTGGGCCGCCGCATCGTCGGCACCGCCATCGAGCTGGCCAAAGCCGAGGGCTGCAAGGCCATGAACTTCCCGATCGCCTCCGGCATGCAGCAGCAAAATGGGCTCGCCAACATGATCGGCCGCCACTTCGGCGGCGAGTATGTCGGCATGATTTTCATGGTGAGGCTCTGATGGGTGGCAAGGGCGGCGCAACGATGCTGAACGGCATGATGGAAGGCCCCGAAGACGCGCAGGCCAGATACCAGCGCGCTGGGTCGGAGTTCAAAGAGATCAACAACGCCCCTGGCGAACAGCAACCGCTGCCGCCGGAGTGGCTGGCCGGCGCGTTCCCGTCGGGCTCGGGGCGCTACGGTCTGCCGGGCGCGTTTGCGCTCAATGACGATCTCACGCGCCGCGATCCGTTCGGCAACGTCTACGACGGCAACACCGGCAAGATGATCAAGGAAGTCCACCCGCTGACGGGCCAGGCGGTCGGCCAGCCCTACGCCCGCGACAGCGCCACCAGCAGCGGCATGGAACCGTTCATGCCAGGCTACCAGGCTCCGTCCGCCCCGCCGGCCGAGCTGAACCTGACCTCGCAGCCGGCCGCCGAGGCGGCCCCGGCCGCAGCACCGGCGGCAGCGGCCACCAGCACCGACCCGGCCTTGACGGCAGTGCCGGAAGCCGCACCAAGCGCCACCAATTCGACCGGGGATCTGCTAGGGGATTCCGTGCGCTCGCCTCCGGCGTACTGGTCGAACCAGAGCAACAAGGCCAAAGACAGCCTGAAGACGACACAAACGTAGGAGCGCACCATGGGTGGCAAAGGCGGCGACAGCGGCGGCGGTGGCGGTGGATCAGCGGTCTACGACCCCGAGACCGAGCACTACTATGTCAACGGCATCGCGTTGAACAACGATGGTCCCGAAGCCGGCGGCCTGTCCGGCAAGACCAAGGCGCAGATCCTGGCCGAACGCTCGCCGCCACCGGCACCAGCGGCAGCAGCACCCGCGCCGGCGATCGTCGTGCCGGAGGAGGTGACGAAGGTCGATAACACGCCGAAGCCGGCACCGCAGGTCACCGAGGCCACGGGCCCGGCGGCCAGCACCGGCGCGCAGCTGGCGCAGCCGGTCGCGGCCGATAACACTCTCAGTACCGTCGGCACGAACACCGCCACCACCGGGCCTGCCACAGGCACCACCGGCAGCACCGGAGCCACTGGCGGCACCGGGACGACCGGCGGCACCGGCACCGGCACCACCGGCGACATCCTCGGCACCGCGGTGATCAAGCCGCCGAAATACTGGGTCGGCGGCATCAACACCTACGGCAAGAACAAAGCCAACACGACCGGCAGCATCACGACCACGAAGTAGGAGCGCGCCATGGGCGGCAAGGGTGGCGGCGGCGGGGACTACTACCAGCAACCGCCGGACACATCGGGCTACGGCACGCCGGAGGAAGCGCGGGCGTCACTCGCCCGCGAGACGCCGCTCGACATGTCGCAGTACCAGCAGACCATCAACGTACAGCGCGCGGCGGCTGACGCCACCGCGCCCGAACCACCGCCGATCGTGTCAACCGGCACGCCGACAACCAGTCCACTCGGCACCGGCGAGAGCCTTGCCAATGCGGTGTTGAAGCCGCCGGAATACTGGAAGGGCGCGGGCATGCAGCCGCGCAAGGCGACCGACCAATCAAGCGTCGTCACGACGCAAACGTAGAGGACATGAGATGGGAGGAAAATCCGGTCCTTCAAACAATCAGATGGTGCAGTTCGAAATGCAGCAGGCCCAGGAGGCCAAGGCAAAGGAGAACAAGCGCCAGGCACGCCTCGACCAGGGCAAAGCCGCGATCGATTCACTATTCGGCAAGGAGAACTTCGGCGACAACTTCTATGACAAGTACCGCGTCAACGAACTGAACTACTCGCTGCCGCAGTTGCACCAGCAGTACGACACCGCGAAGAACGCGATGACTTACGACCTGGCGCGCGCTGGCACGCTGCGATCGACCGCTGCTGGATATGCCCAAGCGCTGCTGGAAGGCCAGAACGCTGTCAACGAAGGCGGCATCCGCGCCAAGGCAGACACAGACACCGCGGCGTTGCGCAACAGCATCGCGAGCCAGCAACAGCAGGCCTACAACCAGCTCTACGCCACCGAAGATCCGACTGTGGCGGCGAACACCGCGGCCAACAGCGTGGCCAACGCGCAGCTGACGCAGCCTAATACTGGAGCATTGGGCGATCTGTTCAAGCCGATCGCCATCGGCCTCGGCTCGGCGATCGCACCGGCGTATGGTGCGCAACAAGCGAACGCCTACCTGAACGCGCCGTCCGGCCGGCAGCAGGGTTCTCAGACCAACACGGCATAGGTTGATCCATGTGCGACCCGATCAGCATCATCGGCCTGGGCCTCTCCATCGGAATGGCGGCGGCGAACTACTCCGCGCAGGAGGAGATGGCCAACCAGCAGCAGTCGGCGAACGACAGCTGGGTGGCCTACCAGAGGCGTCAAAGCCAGGAGTTCCAGAAGCGCGACGAGGAGCTGCGGCGCAACGCGGATGCTGCGAGGACAGCGGCCACCAGCGAACTGACTGTCGAGAAGCAGAACAAGGCGCAGGAAAACGAACAGGCCAGACTGACGACCGCGCTCACGCCGGAGGACATCGCCAACGCGGCCAAGGGCGATCCGAACGCCATCGCCGGCATGATGCTGTCAGGCCAGCAGCACATGGCCGACGATGTCAAAGGCGGCATCCACTCGCGGATTCAACAAGCCGCTGCCGAGGCGCGCGATCGGCTCGCAGCACTCGCCGCGGTTCAGTCTTACGGCGGTTCGCAGTACGGCCTGACCAACCGCGCGAATACAATTTTGAACGCTTCCGGCCAGGACATCCGCCTGGCCGGCAACGAGCGCGCGGGCCAGCTCGCGGCTTACAACGTCGCCAAGGCGGTCGAACCGATCAAGATTGCACAGCATGGCGGCCAGGCACTCGGCGCGCTGGCCGGCACTGGCGCACAGATCGCCGGCGGCGGGCTCGGCACCGCGCTGGCGCGCGGCATAGCGTAGGGGGTATCTGATGGGTTCGCAGTTCGTTGACGGTTCACAGGGCTGGGGCGGCATCGGCAACAGCATCGCCGGTGCGATCACCGGCGCACCGGGAGTGGCACTCAGCAACATTCACGCAGCCGAGGTGATCAAGGATCAGCGCATCAAACGCGCGCAGGAAGAGGAAAAATGGAATCTCGGCACCAGGCTGGTTGAAGGCGTCGATGCCGCAACGCCGGCGGCCTATGTCGCGCCGCGGCCCTACACCGCAGCAGACATCTCCAATCCCGCGGTGCTGGACGCGCCGCTTTCTGTGACGGATCGCGTGTCTGGTTCGTTCGGCGGCGGCGATGTTCCGAACGGAATGTTCACCGACCCGCGTGCGCTGGCGCTGGCAGAAGCGCAACGCGCGCAAGCAGTGGCGGGCCAGCAGGCGACCGTGCGGGCGCACCCGGAGCAGTGGGCTCCACAAATGGCTTATGGCTCGGTGGCCACAGCCGGTGTGCCGGATTCGGCGACGGAGCGCGCGCGACTGGAGTTCCTGGCCGGCAAGGGTTTCCCGACGCACATCGGCGTCGATGAAAGCAAACAGCCGGTCAAGCAATGGGTACCGATCAACGACCAGAATGAGACGATCGGACAAGCGATCGCGTCGAGGGTAGACCCGTCGCGACCGGGGCAGCGGTATGCCTTGTCCAGCCCGATCTCGCCGGCAGCGCCAAACCCGTTTGAGAACGAGGGCGTGGCCCGGCAAAAGCTCGCGGTCATAGACCAGGAGGTCGCCAAAAACGGCGGCATGACCGACGAGCAGGCGCGGCTGGTGCCGCAGCTCATCGACAGCGTCTACAAGCCGAAGCGGGTGCGGGAAGGCACCGGCGATGCCGCGCGGATCAGGATCGTTCGCGAAGTCCCGATGTCGCCGCAGCACAAGAGCCTGTACGAATTAGCGACCGCGCCGACGACGTCGCCTGCGCCAGGCAGCCCGCCGGCCGTGCCGGTAGATCCCAATGCGGATGTGGAGGTCAGCAAGGAGCCGATATCGGCGGCGGAACTGCGCAAGGAGTACGACTTGCTGCCCGAGGTCAAGCGCATGGTCACTACCACCGCGCTGTACAACGACGTGGCGAAGTCCGCCACGCTGCCAACGAACCGGGTCCGCGACCTGGACCTGGTTTACTCCTTCATCAGGACCATGGACGACCTGACCGGCGTCAGGGACGCCGAAGTCAAGATGGTGGGACAGACCGGCTCCTGGGACGAAATAAAGAACGAACTGCTCGGGCGGGCCAGGGGCGAAGGCATGGACAACCGCACCCGGTTGAACATCCTGGAGACGCTGCGAAACCGGATCGATCAGTACGCGGAGGCCAAGGCCGTCCGGGATGCGCAGTTCCGCGATATCGCCACCAAGGGCGGCCTGGCGCACAGGACTGTCGTCCCAGACATGCCCGCACTGGTCACGATCGACCCGGACAAGGTGCTTAACGCGCCGCGCGGCGCGAGCGTAGCCCCCGAAGGCGGCGGCATCTTTAGCGGCATCTTCGGAACGCAGGACCGTCGCGCAGTACCACCCGTAGTGCCGGCTCCGACAATTCCGCCGGAAAACCGGGTGGTCAACCAAGTGTATCCTACGCCTAACGGCCCGATGAAATGGACAGGCACCGGATGGATCAATCCGTAGCACCGCAACGAGAGCTGACGGACGAGGAAGTGTTCGGCACGGCCGCGCCGCCGCCTGCGCCAGGTACTCCCGGAGCGCCGTCGCCGCCGATCAGCGGCGGGCCTGCGACTCCGGTCGTGCCGAGCAAGTACGACGTTGAGAACGCGCAGCTCGATGCGCAGGGCGGCGTGCGAGGATTCCTGCGCAACGCCAACGACCTGCCGCGCACCATCGGCCGCGGGATCATCGGCGACTGGGGCGACCGGATAAACGCCGGCGTCTACTCGCTGCTGCCGGAGGCTTTGGGCGGACGCCCCTACGCCGAGGGGCTGGAGATGGAGCGGTCACGCAACGCGCAGTCCGACGCCGATCACCCGATTGCCAACACGGTTGCCAAGGGCGTCGGCGCGGGGATGGCCGCCTACGCGCTGCCGAACAAGGGCGCGCTGGCCAACACCGCGATCGACATGGGCGTCAGCGCCTTTCGGGGTGCAGGCGGCGGCAGCAACGACCTGACCACGGCCGAAGGTTGGAAGAGCGCAGGCATGCGCGGCGGCGAGGACGCGGTCGCGACCGGGATCGTGTCCGGCCCGCTGAACAAGCTCATGAGCACGCTGCGGCCGTACTCGCAGGTGATGCCGGAGGTGGTCGCCGCCGCCGAACGGATGGGCATCAAGCTGCCGTTCTTCGCTCGCGCTGCGGACCCGGATGTACAGGCCGCCGGCCGGCGCTACGCGCAGACCAATCTCAAATCGCCGGTCAATGAGGCCTGGAACGAGGGCGTCACCGGCACCAATGCGGCTGCGACAAACACCGCAGTGCGCGGCACTGGTGCCCCCGAAATCGGCGTTGCGCCGTACTCGGCGGGCTCTCAGGTCAGCCCCGGCTTGCAGGCGTCGATCGACGCCGCGCAAACCGAGAAGACCCGGCTCGGCGAGGAGATCGCCAGTCTGCTGGAGCCAGGCGCGCGTTACGACGTGCCGGGAATGCGTGCCACCACCAGGGACATGGTGCGCGAGCGCCGCGGTTTCGAAGAGCCCAACCCCAGGGCCGGACTGGAAAGTCCGCTAAGGATGGCCGCGCGGCCACCGCCGAGCGAGGCAACCATGGGGCCGTGGGGACAGCGCGGCGGCTCGTCCTGGGAGGAGCTTTCGAACCTGGCAACCGACATGGGGCAGAAGCTGGGCCTGCCGCCCAGCATTCCGCGCGCCGTAGACGACGCCAGGCTCGGCAAGGTTTATGGTTCGCTGCGCGAGGACCAGCGCGGCATCATGCGCGCCGCCGACGCCGCCGACGCTGCGCCGCCTGTGGTGCCGGGCGCGTCGCAGGGGGTGCCGCCGGGTGCCGCAAGTGCTGCACCGGACGCGCCCATGCCCGGCGGGCCGCCGCGTATCCAATCCATGCCGCCCCAGGTCGAGGCCGCAGGGGTGCCGCAGCTCGCGCCGCCCTCAAACCCGAGCACGGCAGTCGGCGCGCCGCGGATCAGCAACCAGAGCACAGGCGGACAGCTGGCCGAAGCTGTCGAGGCACCGGTCGGACCGGCTGGGTCGGCTGGCCCGGCACGGCCTCCCGGTGCCGAGCCGTCTTGGCAACCCGGTGGCTACGACCGGCCGCGTGAGGAGATATTCAGCCGCAACGTCGAGCGGCAGCGCGTGCTGTCCGAGAACCAGCGCCAGATCGACGCCGCGATGAAGGAACGGCCAGAGGCGATCGTCAACCTGGCCCACAACGCCGCGCTCACCAGCGGTGCCGGTACCGACATCAACACACTGCACACGATGGTCACGGCGATGAACCCGGAGCAGCGGCAGATCCTCGGCAGTGGCGTACTGGCCAAGATCGTCAATGACGCTGGCGGGTCGCCGCAGCGGATCTCGACCGCGCTCAATGCCATGCCGGACGAAGCACGCGCGTTGCTGTTCACGCCAGGCACCCAGCTGGCGGCCGACGTCGCCGACCTCCGCACCGTGGCAGGCCAGGTCGGCCGGGTTAACGCCTTCCAGGGGACGGGATCGATCGCCTCCGGCGGCAAGGACATGCTGACGAAAGGCCTCCGCTATGGCGGCCTTGGCGTGACCGGCGGGGTGGCCGGGACGCTTGCCCATTTGGCCGGCGCATCGCCTATTACGAGCGGCGCGATCGGCGCAACCGCGGCGGCTGTCCCGGAATCGATCCGGCGTGTGATGCAGCCGTATCTGTACCGCAACGGAATCAACCCGGCGCTTCAGTCCGCCGCCGAGATCCTGACGCGCGGCACTTCGCAAGCGGCCGGCGCGCCGCTCGCGAACACCGCTTTCGGGACCGAGAGGAGGCTCTAGTTGGGCTACCTTGAAAACCAGGCGGTGCAGCGAGCGGCTCTCCGCCGCCGCCTGCTCAATGGTACCGCCGGCGATGCCCCGCCGCCGGAAGGTCGTTTACCTGGTTTCGGCCAGGACACCGTGGCGCTGCTTCAGAACCTGGGCGTCAACCTCGGCGTGCCGATGGGGCCGCGAGGGTTGCCGCCCGGCGTCGGGCCGCAGGGCGAGTTATCGCTCGCGCCGAAGGGCGTCAACGTCTCGCAACCGTCCGAATTGAGAGTGTCACCGCACGCGGAAGGCCGGCGGCAGAGCGGCGGTGAAGGCCAGCAGGGCGGCGGAGGGGGCGACCTCGGTGGCGTCCTTGGAGGAATTTTCAAGAACGCGCGCGACAGCGCCATCCAGAACGCGAAGGCCGGACAGGGCCAACAGCCAGGCGGCGGCGCTAGCGGCCCGACCGGGCCGGCGCGGCTGCGCGATGCGGCCACCCGCGGCAACTCGCCAGAAGGGCGATCGGCCAAGGCGCGCGAGCTGATCCCCGGCCTGCGGCCCGGCATCGACGCCGCACAGGCAAGGCCGGGCGAAGCCGCCGCCAACGCCTACCAAACAGAGCAACAAGGTGGCCGCGGGGTGGTTGGCGTCGAGCGCGGCGGCGCGGGCTACAAGGCCGACATGGACTACCTGTCCGACCACGGTGGTCACGCCACCATCATGAAGGACGGCAAGAAAGTGAACGTGCGGGTCGATACGCCCGGTGCTTACGGCGCGCTCGACCCCGAGCTGGCGGCCCGCCTGCGGGCGGCCGGCGAGGCTTACGAGAAGGAAACCGGCAAGCCCCCGCAATACGGCGAGTTCTCCCGCGGCGAGGACGTGCAGAAGACCTACTGGGAAGAAAGCGCGCACGGTACCAAGTACGCCGCCGCCCCTCCCGGCCGATCGAACCACCAGAAGGGCGGTGCCGGCGATCTCCCGGCAGGCGGATTCCGCGACTGGCTGAATGCCGGCAACAAGGACAAGTTCGGCGTGCATTTCCCGGTCAAGGGCGATGAGCCGCATGTCGAGGTCAACCGCGCCTTCAAGGGCGGCAACTTCGCCAACAGCGGTCCGGCAGCGCCGGGCTGGGACACCTCGCAAACCCCGCAAACCCCGCAGGCGGACACGCAATGGCCGGGTGCTGGCGAGACGACGTCGGCTGACAGGATCTCCGCGCGGCCGGTGAACACCGCCCCGCCGGGCCAGGTCACGCCGGAGCTGATGAAGTCCATCAGCCAGCTGGAGAGCGGCGGCGACCCCAACGCGGTGCGCGGCTCCTACAAAGGCTTGCACCAGATCACCGATGAGACGTTCCGGCAGTATGGCGGGAAGGGCTCGATCTTCGATCCGGCCGAGAACACGCGCGTGGCGCAGCTGGCCACGGCCGACACCGCGCGCAACCTGTCAGCCCAGCTCGGCCGGCCGGTGACGGCCAGCGAGATCTATCTCGCGCACCAACAGGGCTATGGCGGCGCGGCGGCACACCTGAAGAACCCGAACCAGCCGGCCTGGCAATCGATGCTGTCCACCGGCGAAGGCCAGCAGAAGGGCGAAGCCTGGGCCAAGCAGGCGATCTGGGGCAACCTGCCGGAGGAGGCGCGCGCCCGCTTCGGCAAGGTCGAGAACGTCACCAGCGGCGACTTCATCAATCACTGGAAAGAACGCGGTGCCGCTGCCGGGATCACCGATGCCCCGCGCGGGCCGATCGATCCGAAGGCCGGCACGGTCGAGATCGCGCCAGCGCGCACCGCCGCTGCCGCACCGCCGCCGCCGCCGGCTGTCGCGGCACCTCCACCCCAACCTGCGGTGCCGCCTGCCCCGGCGGTAGCGCCGCAGCCTGCTGCCCCAGTGGCTCCTGCCCAGCCGCCACAGGCAGCGGCTCCGGCCCCGGCTCCCGCTCCGGCACCCCCGCCGCGGTCGGCCGGGGTCGTTGCCGCGGACAAGTTCCTGAACGGGACGGTTGGCGATGCCGTGCGCCAGGTCGCGCCCTGGCAGGCCGCGCTGCTCCCCAACGAATACGCCAAGATGACCGTCTGGCAGGCCATGAACGATCCGAAGATCGGCAAGATGGTCAAGGACAACCTCGGCGAACACCTCGGCAAGTTCGGCGTCAAACAACCGGACCTGGACCAGGCGGTCAAAGAGCGCACAACCGGCAAGCGCACCGAGGCGCTGCCCGGCACCTCCGAAGGCCTGCTCCAGCAGGCCGAAGGAAAACCTGTTGACCTGAATCAGCCTGCTGCACAACGTTACGCCGAGGCCCAACCGGCAACCATGACCGATGCCGGGCCGCAGCCGGCGCAACAGCAACCCGGCCAGCAACTGCCGGATTCCTTGAAGGCCGCGATCACCAATGTGTTCGGCGGCGAGCAGGGCGGCCCCATGGCCGCCGCTCCGCCGCCGCCAGCAGATCCGATGTCGATGCCGGTATTGCCCTCCCAGGTCGCACCGGCGGCACCGGGTGCGCCGGGTGGGCCGCCCCCACCCGGCGGTCTGGCTCCTCCAGGGCTCGCGCCGCAGATGATGCTTGATGCAAGTCAAGGCAGTCCGATCGCGATGATGGGGCTGTCCCCGATCCAGCCTGTGCAGAACGTGCAGATGTCCACGCCGCTGGTTGACAGCATGGCCACGCAGCAGCCTTTTGCTTCTCAAGGCCTGTCACCGATTCCCTTCGCCGAGATGGCCGGCTGGGGCTGGGGCAGTCCGATGTCTGGCGGGCTCTTTGACGGTGGTGGCGGTGGCGGCTTCAGCGGCCTGGACATGGGCGGCATGGGCGGCGGGTTTACGTTCAGCGGCGGCTAGACCCTTCAGGCGGGCCAAAAATTTTTTCCGATTGCCAACTAGATAGTAATAAATACCGTGCGCGCTCTCCTCGCTCTCCTGCTGCTGTCCACGTCGGCGTTCGCTAAATCCGACCCCTTGCCGCTGTCCTTTGAGGCCCGCTGGGCCCACGCGATCGCGCAGCTGCCGCCGGCGACTGAATTACCGCCAACAATTCAGCCGACTGCGCCGACGCCGGCGGCGCGGCCGGTGTTCAGACCTGCGAAGAAGGTTGTTTCACGGGGAACGTGCCGGCACGGCCACAAGGTGAAGATCAGCAAGTATCGCTGGCGCTGCCGGGCGTGATCTCGGCGATCATTCGGTCGATATCTTCGCTCAGGACGTAGATCCATAGTTTCTTCGGCACCCGGTCCTTGCGTCCGAGCCACGTCCAGAACGCGCGGCATCCTTTGCGGTTGAGACAACTGCTCTCAAACACCGCATCCCGCTCGGTCGATGACAACGTGTCGAGCCACAGCCCGAAGATCATGTCGAACTGGAACTCGCGCTTGTCATCAGCGATGAAGCGCGTGTGGATATTGGGGACGAACTGGTACTTGAGCGTCACCGCGCGGCCTCCAGGCTTTTCTTGATCTCGGCGATCTTCCTGCGATCCTGTCTGACCATCTCGGTCAGCTTGATGCCGATCTCCCGGCCGATTTCTGCCGCGCTCCCTTTGCCGATCGTCGCTGCAATCGAGCCCGACATGCACTCAAGAAACGCCAATATCGCCACATCGAGCGGTACACGCTCCTGCTCGACCAATGTCATCAGCTTGTTGGCCAGCTGCATGACGGCGAGGTCTTCTTCATCTTCGGTCATGATTTGCTCTCGGTGTAGAGGTCACGCCGTTACGGCGCGTATCAGGAAGAATGCGATGATTACGCCGACTCCGATGGCCCAAAGCCACATTTTAAATTCAAGATCGTCGGACAACTCATCTTCGCTTTGGCGGTCGAGAGCATCGTCAAAACTGTCACCCTTCAACCTCTCACGTCGGCGACGTTCGTGGTCAAGTAAGAGCAAAAAAAGACCGCCGTTCATGATTGAGCCCATCTTTCCCAATCAATGGTTTCCTGCGCATTTGCGCGCAGGCGCTAAGACCATCAGACGACGTTTGTACCTTCAACGCCGCGCTGCATCCGCTTCAGCGTCCGGCTGTGAAGCCACTGCTGCGCCTCCTCGATCTTCGTCAGCGCCAAAGCGTTTTCCCGAGATGAAAACGGCCCTGCCTGAAATGAGCGCAGACGATCAGCGACGATCTCAAGCAACACTTCCTGCGTGACACCGTTGACGCCGTGTTCGTTAATTGGTCCGTTCTGGAACAGTATGACAAGGCCGTCCATTTGTGCCGCTGGCATCTTATTAGTGACCGCAGACGGGTTGCCCGATGCGTCGAACCCTGTGATCTCATAGCGATGGTTAGCGCCGCCTGCGCCCGGATCGTCAGTGACTTCTATCTTCAGCACGTCGTTTGCGGGGTTCACCTTGTGGCCTGTAAGCTGTCTCATTCTGTAATCTCCTGTGGTGGGTTTACTCAGGTACGCAATTGTGAATGCACATGAAAACGCCGCCGGCGAGCCCTGGACTCTTCCGACGGCGTCCTCATCACATCCACGCGGTTCGGCGCGCGGACGATCAGACTGTACGCAATTTACGCTGACGCTGACGCAACGATACAAAACCAATGCCGGCGAAGCCGGCGATCATCATGAACCAGGTCGAAGCCTCGGGAACGGCTTCCGCCTGCGGCGTCGGCACCAGGAAGAAGCTGTCGGGGCCGTCATTCGCGCCCGAGATGCGCGCGAAGAAGATGATCTGATCACCTGGCAGGATATCGCCACGCTGCAAGTTGAAACCGCTCAACGTGTAATCCGGGAAGCCGGTGCCGTTGTTCTGCGAGGGCACCAGCACGCCACCGGGCTCTGGCGAGAACGCCGCCAGCACCGTGTGCTGCGTGAGGTTGAGGAAGTAGAAGCTCTCCAGCGTCTGCGGCGTGCCGGTATCGTTGACATCGAAGCCGACGGTGAAGGCTAGCGCCGGGTCGTTGTTGGCTAGCAGGAAGGCCCGCAGGAATGAGCCGTCGTAGCCGGTGCCAATGGTGTCGAAGCCGGGATTGGCTCCACCGACAACCGCCGTCGAGAAGTAAGCGAGGTCGCTTTGGCCGCCGTTGTTCTTGAAATCGGTGTAACCGAAGTTGGCGGGCTGTTGCGGCTGGTTGTCGCCGCAGATGATGCATGGCGCGTTCAGCGGCTGGTTGCCGCCGGGCACCGTCGGCGTCAGTGACAGGGTGGTGGCTCCACCAGTGGTCCAGAGCTGGTTGCCGATAACGACGTCGGCAGCTGCGGGATCGGTGAACGCGATCGACAGCAGGCCGACGGCCAGTAACGCTTTTCTCAGCATGATTTAACCTCCAGGGGGTGTGTGGCTTGACTACAGCATCATCCGCGCCATGTCTTGCGAAGTCAAGTTTATTGATATAGGAAAACCGACATGGCAACAGCAAACGCACCCCAGAAACCAAAGATCCTCACCTCCGTCGATACCGTCATCGACACCCTCGGCGGCAATCTTGCCGTGGCCAAGCTGTTCAATACCGCGCCAAGCGCGGTGTCGAACTGGCGCGGCACCGGCCGGTTCCCGGCGCGCACCTACGTGCTGATCCAGACCGAGCTGGACAAGAAGAACCTGCTCGGCTCGGACGGGCTGTGGGCCATGTATGTCAAGTAACCAGGAAGGGCTCTCCCCCATGAACGAGACTGAAGTCGTCAACGAAATCAAGCGGCTCGCAGAACTGCCGAAGCCGGCCGCCTCACCGCGGGAAGACCAGATCCACTCGCTGCTGGACGACAGCATCGAAAAGCTCGCGGAAAGCTGGATCAGCCAGCTCAACGCGCTGCGCGACAACACCGTGCAACTAGAAAACCAGCTGATCGCCTGCGTCGCGCAGACCAAGGACAACATCAAGCAATTGCATTCGCTGGGACTTCAGATCGCCGCCGAGGCGCAGCGCGGGCGTGAAGTCTGCGAGAAGCTCGCCGACGGCATCGACGCGATCGCGGGGCAGTCATGAGCTGGGTCGCAGAGGTCAAGGTCGTCAACGACGACAAATGGTACGGCAACGATCTGCGCTTCGAAACCGAAGAAGAGGCGGTGAAATACGCCGTCGATCTGGGGCTGCGCTGGAACGCGGTC